GCTTTTTTTAAAAAAGGAGAACCGCATGAGGATATTTAAAGACGACACCAACCGCATTTTTTTAAGCGATGACAAAAGCGCCGTAATTTTCGACACTTTTAAAAATCACGTGGCTGTCTATCAAGATTCAAACAACGGTGATTTGCGAACAGCGCTTGAAAATTTAGACGTGGCCACCGAATTTAGCAAAGATGACTTAATTGACGGATTAGAGACTGTCATTTACATGTTAAAAGGAAGGATTTGAATTTATGGCAACTTTATACGAGCTGACAGGCGACTACAAGCGTTTGGAAGAGCTGGAGGAAGAATTAGACCTAGAAGTATTTCAAGACACCATGGACAGTATTACGGGCGCAATTGAAGAAAAGGCAATTGGTTATGCCAGAGTCATTGATCAGTTTGAAGCAGATGTAAAAATGCTTGACGATAAAGAAAAACGATTGGCCAAACGCCGGCAAGCGATTAAAACAAAAGTCAGACTGATGAAAAACCATTTGTTTGAAGCAATGGAAATCGCAGGCACACCAAAAATAAAATCACCAGAATTTACAGTGTGGGTGCAGAATAATCCGATCTCGGTAAGCGTAACGAACGAAAAAGTCATTCCGAAAGAATTTTATATTCCACAACCGCCGAAACTAGATAAGAAACAATTACGGGAAGAGTTGCGACACGGGGACATTCCAGGTGTTGAGCTGGTACAGACGAGGGGGATTAGGATTAAATGATGGAAATAAAAAAAGCAACGTCACTGGACCGTTCAAAAGATTGGCGTATTATGCTTTACGCAAAGCCGGGAACCGGGAAAACATCAGCAATCAAATATCTAAAAGGAAGAACGCTTGTTCTAGATATGGACGATTCGTCTAAAGTTTTGGCCGGGTTACCGAACGTCGACATTATTCCGTTCGATCGTGTGCATCCAGATGAAAATATTACTGAATTTTTGAGAGAAGCACAACAATTGACTGCAGACTACGACAATTTAGTGATCGATAATGTGTCGAGCTTTGAACGTGATTGGTTTGTGGAACGCGGAAAAAAAAGTAAAAATGGCATTTCCAACGAAATCCAAGATTATAGCGCGTGGACAAATTATTTTGCACGAATTATGACTACCATTTACATGATTAAAGACGTCAATATTTTAGTCACAGCGTGGGAAACGCTGGAAGACTACAACGGAGAAACAGGGCAAGCACTAAAGCGTTATGCGCCACGTATAAGAGATTCTGTCCGTGACGGTTTACTAGGCCTGACAGATGTAGTAGGCCGAGTAACAATCAATCCTAAAACTGGCGGTCGTGGCGTTATTTTAGAAGGCGATGACGGGGCATTTGCTAAAAATAGATTGGACGATAGAAAAATCGTAGCCATCGAAGATTTATTTAAGTTTGGCGGTGATGCGATTGTATCAGCTACATCTTCACCAAAAAAAATTAGTGAGCAAGGCACGAAGTGAGCTAGCAAACGGAAAAAAGTCAGTTTTAATCGTTAGCCCGGCAGGATCTGGAAAATCAATCGTAATTGGCGATATTGCAAAACGTGCCACTGACAAAAATGGACAAGTGATGTTTCTCGTCCACAGAAAAGAACTTGTGGAGCAGATTACAGAAACTTTTATAGCTAGTGGCGTTGATTTATCCCACACAACAATTATGACCGTGACACGTATTAAAAATCGCTTAGGCAGTCTGCCAAAACCCACATTGATAATTACTGACGAAACGCACCACTCACTTGCAAAAACGTACCGTGAAATATACGACTACTACTCAGACGTCCCGAAATTAGGCTTTACTGCGACCCCTTGGCGATTGTCTAGTGAGGGATTTGAGAAAGTTTATGATGTCATGGTGGAAGGTCCACAAGTGCAATGGCTGATTGATAATCATTACTTGGCTGATTTTGATTATTACGCGCCAAAATTAATCAATTCAAACGGACTCACAAAAACACCGACTGGAGATTTTAGCAACGAGTCGATTACGAAATCTCTCGAAAACAAAGCTTTTGGAGATTGCGTAAAGCATTATCAAAAACTAGCCAATGGCAAACAAGCCATTTTATACGCCCACAACGTGAAAGCGAGCATAGAGCTTTCACAGGCATTTAATAGAGCGGGTATTTATGCAGCGCACGCAGATTCTAAAACACCAAAAAAACAACGTGAAGAAATTATGGACGATTTCAAGTCTGGAAAAATAAAAATTTTATGTAATGTGGATTTAATTTCAGAAGGATTTAACGTGCCGGAATGTGGAGTAGTTATTTTAATGCGACCAACTGCATCGCTAGTGCTATACATCCAACAATCAATGCGTGGAATGCGTTATCGACCAGGCAAAAAAGCAATCATCATTGATCACGTGGGGAATATTGAACGATTTGCGCCGCCAAATGTTGAAAGAAATTGGTCGCTGGAAGGCAGGACAAAGCGAAAAGGCAAACTGCGCGAACCGGAATTAGATAAATATACGACTTGTAAAGTTTGCTCGTGTGTATTTTTAAAAGAAGATAAAATCTGCCCGCAGTGTGGAAATGAATTTGAACTTGAAAAACAATCAGATTTAGAAGTGGACAGAAAAAGCGAATTAGAAAAAATCGATACGGCGCATTTTGAAATGACAACAAATTATGTAGTCACGAAAAAGCCCGAACAATTAACATCAGTCGCTGAATTACAAGCATATGCAAAAGCCAAGGGATATAAACCCGGATGGGTATTTTTCCAACAAAAACAGAGAGGATGGGTTAAGTAATGGCATTTATGACAGCAAACTACGAAAACAACAAACAAACAGGAGGATATGCACCACTTCCCACAAACGAATACGAAATGATTATTAAAGGCGCAGCAGAAAAGGTTACAAAAAATGGAGCTGAATCGTTATCGATTGACTTGGTTGTCCGCAACGATTTAGATAACGTGGAAGGCATGGAAAACACGAACAAAAAATACCACAATCGCCATGTATTTAACGATAATTGGAAAACAACAATCAACGGAGTTTACCAATATGACACAACTAAATTTCAATATATTTTAGATGGGGTTGGTATTCCAGAAAATACGTCAATTGATTCAGTTGATGATTTAATTCGACTGATTACTGGCAAACCCGTGTTGGTCTATGTAAAAGAAGAGGCAAACGAATATAACGGAAAGAAAGAAATGATTAACCGAGTGGCACCTTGGGGCTACAAAAAAACGAACTACGCATCAGTTGGCCACACATTTGAAGAAAAACCAAAAGCGAGTTATGCGGTTGATATTTCAGATGATGATTTGCCATTTTAAAAAAATACTGGAGGGGAATTAAATGCGCTATGAACTAATTCCCGATGAGCTAAAGTCCCTAAAACAGTGGGGGCTTTACAAGCTTGTTTGGCAAGAGGAAAAGCAAAAGTATACAAAAATTCCACGCAACGCGATGGACGGCGGAGTAGGCAAATCCAACGATCCATCCACTTGGACAACGTTTGACGAGGCTTTGACCGGCTTGCAAGATTTTGGTTTGGACGGTTTAGGTTTTTATTTTGCTAATGGATATGCCGGAATCGACCTTGACCACATTGGAAATGATCTGGACAGATTTTTGGCAGGCGACTACGACAGCAACATAATTTCGGAATTTATGAACGTCACACAATCCTATGCAGAAACGAGCGTGTCTAGTACAGGCATCCATATTATTTTTAAAGGTGTAATTCCTGGGGAACGTCGGCGTAAAGGCGACGTAGAAATGTATTCTGAAGGCCGATTTTTTGCCATGACGGGTAATCGCTTGGGAAATATTGATGTAATAAATCATGCAGACATCACGCCACTTTACAGAAAATACCTTGAAACAAAAAAAGTTTTACCGATGAGAAACGATTTTACTCCAAATGTTTTTAACAATTTGTCCGAATCGGAAATTATCCGAAACGCCTTAGATAGTAAAGCCGGAGACCGATTTAAATTATTTTTAAACGGCGGATGGGACAAATTATACGGAAGTCAGTCAGAAGCTGATATGGCATTTGCCAACGACCTGGCATTTTGGACAGGTAAAGATTTCGGCGTGATGGATTCTATTTTTCGGCAGTCGTCGTTAATGCGGGAAAAATGGGACGCGAAGAGAGGTCAAACCACATATGGAACGGCCACTTTGAATAAGGCTATTTCGGAGGCGGGAGAAGTTTTTCGTCCGAAGCAAGTGAAACCAAAATATCAAATAAATATTAACGGGCCTCAAAAGAAACAAAAAGAACCGCCAACAAGGTCTTGGGACGACACGGGAAACGCAGATCGTTTTATCGATCATTTTGGAGACATTACAAAATACAGCTTTATCGATAAAAAATGGCATATTTACAATGGTGTGTATTGGGAAACAGATTCTACGGGTGAAGCTATGAAATTGGCAGATTTAACTGTCGAAGCAATGAAAAAAGAAAAAATCATTGTCGCGCCAGGCGTAAAAGAAGAAGATGCAATCGAAAACTTTGCTAAATTTATCAGCAAGTCACGAGGCACGAAAGCTAAAAAAAATTTTATGGAGCAAGTACAATATCGATCGGCAGTCACGCTTGAAATTTTTGATAAAGATCCAATGCTTTTGAATGTACAAAACGGGTTTGTCGATTTAAACAGCGGAGAATTGTTTGAGCATGAGCGCGAAAAATACTTTAGCCAGATTGCAAATTTTGAGTATTCGGATACAGTTGATGCGCCGACGTGGGAAAATTTTCTCAATCAAATTTTTCAAGGGAATCAAGAATTAATCCATTATATTCAAAAAGCTGTTGGGTACTCACTGACCGCTAGTGTAAAAGAGCAAGTGATGTTTTTCCTTCACGGGAACGGAAAAAACGGGAAGTCAGTATTTCTAGATGTGATTTCAGATGTTTTGGGCACATATGCTAAGACAATCCAAGCCACGTCAATTATGGTCAAGCAGAATACAGGCGGGGCAAACAGTGACATTGCTCGTTTAAAGGGTGCGCGGTTAGTTACTTCATCAGAGCCAAACGAAGGTTTTAAACTTGATGAGGGCCTAGTAAAACAACTGACTGGTGGGGATAAAGTGACTGCTCGGAAATTATATGGAGATGAATTTGAATTTTCCCCACAATTCAAGTTGTGGCTGGCGACGAACCACAAACCGATTATCCGAGGGACTGACGACGGGATATGGAGACGGATAGCGCTCATACCATTTTCGGTAAAAATTAAAGATGAAGATGTTGATTTAGAACTGCCGTATAAATTAAAACGTGAAGCTCTCGGCATTTTAAAATGGGCCGTCGAAGGCTGCCTAATGTGGCAAAAAGAAGGATTGAAACAGCCAGCAATCATTGCGGATAACACAAAATCTTACCGTGAAGAAATGGACGTTATTGAAGGCTTTCTAGCTGAAAAAGCCGAAAGGGGCCCTGGGTTTAGCTGCCCGGCCGGTAATTTATATCAAGATTACAAATTTTGGTGTGAAAAAAATGGCCAGTACGTGCTTAGCTCGACAAAATTTGGAAGAGAAATGACGAAAAAGTTCGACAGCAAAAAAACTATGACAGGAAAATTTTATCTTGGTTTTCGGCTTATCGAAGACCAACGCATGAATTTTGTAAAATAATGACGGGTCTATGACGGGTCTACAAACAATTGGTTAGCGCTTTCAATGTTGATGTATAGGTGTTTTCAGTCTCCTTTTAATATTATATGATGGGTTACTACTTTAAAAGTATATAAGAGAATAAAAATATTATATAGAAAGACTTTGAACAAGTAGCCGTCATACCCACCAGAAACTGAGTTAATGCTTAGAGCTGCAAAGGTTACAGCTATCGGAAGACCCGTCATAAGTGCCGTCATATTTAGGGGGTTTTGGTAAATTATGACAGGATTAGAAAAAATCAGAGAAGAAAGAGGCCTTTCTAGAAAAAATATTATTGAATTATTGTATGGCGACAAATACATTATTTCAGAAACTACAATCTACAATCATGAACGCGGGAAAAGCATCGAAAAGGATACAATCGAACGTCTTGCGAAAGTTCTTCGTGTAACTGTGGAGAAAATCGTTTGAAATCAGAACAATTAGTGCAAACGGAAATTAGAGCAGGGCTGGCTGAAACGTGTCTTGTTTTTAGAGCCAATGTGGGCAAGGTAAAAACAATCGACGGTCGCTGGTTTGACACCGGGCTACCAAAAGGATTCCCGGACATTTTCGGATTTAGAAAGTCGGACGGTAAATTTTTCGCTATCGAAGTCAAAAACGAAAAAGGTCGATTGCGCCCAGATCAGATTAAATTCGGGGAATTTTTAAAATCGCAGCCAGTCCTGTATGGTGTCGCAAGAAGCGCGGAAGATGCTTTAAAAATAGTATTGGAGGAAAAAAACATTGATTGAGCTAAATAAAATTTATAACGAGGATTGCTTAGAGGGTATGAAGCGAATACCAGAGAACACTGTGGATTTAATATTAACGGATTTGCCTTACGGAAACGGGACTACCGCTTGCAAGTGGGATGAGATAATCCCGTTTGACAAGCTGTGGGAACAGTATGAACGGGTACTGAAGCCTAAAGGTGTCGTCGTACTGACTGCAACCGAACCTTTTACTAGCAAACTAATCATGAGCAATGTTGATTTTTTTAAAGAAAAGTTAACTTGGATAAAGCACAGGGCTAGCAATTTTGCCAGCGCTAAATATCGGCATATGAAATATACAGAAGATGTCGTTGTG